ATATGTTTCACCAAGAGTAAGCCCTGTGTCAGTATATGTACCTGTATAATTAGTTGGAGCTGCTTGAGAGCTAATCCAAACATAATTGGTATTATCCACGCCTACACTTCTTTCTATTCGGTTACCATCTGCATTAAAGTAAGATAAATTATTATAGTCTGCCCAAGTAAATGTAGCTGAAGAAGTATACATATCAGTATTGAATAAATCTTCAGGGTCATATTTTATAGAAAATGGAATTACACTTGTGCGAGAAAATCCACCCACCATATTTTCATCATCTTTGTAGATAAGAATTGTGCGTGCCTTTACTTGTTCAAGAGTTAATCCTGTATAAGTAGCTATATCAGGAAGTGTATATTCATTGAACATATCTCGCACACCGCCTATATCAGTGAAGACATAAGTGCCTTCAAAGTCAGCAAATTTTCCCGAATATACTAATGGGTCAGTGTGTAAAGCAGCAGCTCCTGCCCAATTTTCGCCATACCAATCTTCAACATTGTTTCCAACCCAGTCGGTAAATGGTGTATTTGGTGAAACCCAAGCAACTGTTTTAGTTCCCATCTTCCAAAAAGTCCGATGTACAGAACCCTGAGAAAGAATAGGCATTAAAAATAAAGTTGCTAAAATAATCAATAAGTTTTTCTTCATTTAATTACCTTGAATAAGTATATCTACCCCGAATATGAACCCAATGAGCCGTTGTCGTTTTATCACAAATGACTTGGATCATCATGTTCGCTGGAATTGTTGGTCTTGTTATTGACGATGAGCCATACCAAACATTAGCATTTACAGTCGTAATACTCGAAGTAAGAACAGCTAATCCACTTCCAGTCGGTGTCGTCATAGAAACGTAATGCAGATTAACATTAGCAACCGTGCCTGCGTCTGTGAGAACTTCAATGGTTGAGAATGTAATGGCATATGGAAACGAATCCGTCAAGAAGATATTACCTGCTTGATAATCCGTCATACCTGAAGCAATGTGCACGTTGAGATCATCCGTGTAAGTTTTAACCACGCCCGCAGGCAGAGTACCGTCAGTAATGTTTGAAGCAGCAACTGAAGAAGTCTGATCTGACTCTTCATAAGCTTGGGCGAGAAACGGTAAAGCTATCAAGCACAATAAAATTAATAATATTCTTTTCATGGTTACCACCCTCTCGCTTCATAATAAAACAAGAAAGGAAGCTTTGTAGTTTTTACTGAAAACTTTGTGGTCTTTACTTCGACCGTGTCTGAAACTACTTTTGTACTTCTCAGCATTCTGCCGTTTGTCGGGGTAGTAGAAACTAAACTTATGTACGCTTCATCAGTTGAGACTTTCACAAACCAGATCTCTGTCGTCTGGAAAGGAAGCGTAACTACGGTTGTTCCTGAAGAAGTAATAACTCCAGGGCTAGACTTCTGAGACATTGCTCCGCTTGTATTGACTACAAAGAGAGTTCCTAAAATCATTAAAACGAGTAATGCACCAATTATACTTCTCATCGCCTTGCTCCTTTCAGATCTAGCGGATACGAACCTGGGTAAGCAAGCTCGCATCCGCCTCAAGATCCGATTTTTTAATTACTAGGGTACTTCGTATCTACTCACGATATTCCAATTCGTGCCGTCGCTATGTATTGTTATAGCGTCGTTGTCTTCATCAACTGCAGTGTAAGCACCACCGTCAATGTTCTGACTGAAGGTTGTGTCTGTATCTGCAATATTTTTGAAGGTTAATTCTGCTCCTGAGGCAGCACTAGCTGCGGGCAGAGTTACAAGCAATCCCTGGCTTGCTTTATTCAAGTACCAAAGATTATGCGTTGTAGTAGAAGCAACAGTAATAGTGAAACTGTCAACTTCTACTGCAAATCCGCTGTTGTGCTTGCCTCCTGAATTCGTTATGCCTGCGAAGGAGACAGTATTGCTTGTCATCACATTCTGATTCATAGCATAAAGCTCGTAAGCTCCCTGCCCTGTATCAAGTGTGAGGGCTGTTAACGCTCCGCTGAATATACCAGTAGATGCGCCCAATCCGTAGGTTAATGTTAAAGAATTGAACGTAGGCAAACTGGTTATCTTCAGTGCTTGATTAGTACCATCTAGGAATGCCCATTCATTCGTATCCAGAGTGTTAGCTCCGATAATAAATGAACTGGCTGTCATAGTTCCTGAAGCTGTAGCATTTCCTGTTGAGCCTGCATCGGCTATGGTAAATAGCGTATTGCTACTTCCATCTTTCAAAAGGAAATTAGCAGCAGTGGAATTGTTTATAATCAATCCACCTTCCAGGGTTATATCTCCAAGCAGTGCCGAGTCCGTGGATATATTGATTCTAAAATTTGTAGAATCATAAGCCACTGTTTGACTTGAGCCAAGCGTTAGAGTTTTGCCTGTAGCTGCTAAATTGCCTGTGGCAGTGATATTGCCAGAAGCGGTCGCATTGCCTGTAGAACCTGCGTCAGTGATGGTGAACAAAGTATTCGTACCATCCGTAACCAATAAATTTGCAGACGAAGAATTCACAAACTTAAGACCGCCTTCCAAAGTAATATCACCAAGCAGATTAGTATCAGTCGAAATCGTGATACTATACGTGCCGTCATCTATGGTGCGGGATGTACTTCCGAAATTGATACCGCCGTTGAACACACCAGCTGTCGTCAATGTAAGTACACCTGTGGTTATGTTCAATGCACCTGTAACATTTGCAGTTCCAGCGATAGCAAGAATGCCTCCGCTCTGAATGGTTAGGGTTGCACCTGAAGAAACGTTCTCAGTACCTCCTATAGTGAGGACGTTATCTTTGCTTCCACCACTCGGAGGAGAGAAGTAATTCTTGACGTTCGCAGCAGATACCAATGAAACGCAAATCAACATCGCTGCTAAAAAACCAAATATGCGTTTATACATCTGATTTACCTCCTTGTTTGATTTGTTTTATCAACTCCAATTTCGACGCCTTCTCATCTACAACCAAGCTTTTGCTACGAGCATAGTGTAAAAGCTCCTTGCGAGTCATGTCGTCAAGTTTAACATCCGCAGGAGATGAGGAAGGCGTTTTATTTTCCTGTGGCGTTATTGCTTTATTCTCTGGAGCATTTGCTTTGACATCAACATTTTGCGAAGAGAGGTCACGCTGGGCATCATTAGCTTCAGACAATTCACCCTCTAGCAAAACAGCATATCCGTTCTGAAGCATATCGTTCGCTTGTTTTAAAGGAACGTCTTCAGGCACTGACAATACTTTGCCTGCCTCGTGGAGAATTGTGGTGAATCCAACTTTTGTCCAGCGTGCAGTTTTTATGATTTTAAGTTTCATAATCTTTTACCTCTCTCGCAAAATTTTTATTCTTTAAAGCTTCCGATCTTAAGCATCAAGAGTTGTCGGAATGTTTGTCGGATTGCCTTTTATAGCAATGGCTGCAAGCGGAATATTGCCTGCATTGCTAGCAGGAGTTAACGTCATTCTGACGTATCTCTTTTTACCGACGTACCCGATCCAACGAACTTCATTGTCATCGTCCTGATCGAAGGTACAATTTGCTACTGTTCCGACAAGATCCGCAGCATCTGGAACAGCAGTATCCGCCAATGCGGAATCATCGCCGTGTTCAAACGACGGTGTGAGGGTACAACCTGAATCGCTCAGAGTCCCTACGATTATAGCGAACACCAACGACTCGTAGCCGAAAGTGTCTATAATGCTTGATACATGGGCGGTATTCCCTGTTTCAACTGCAGGGGCTATCGCAAAATCGCAGTCTATTAAACTTGCAAGGTCTTTGTCTGCCATCTTCTTATCCTCCTATATTAAGGTAAAAGCTTTCGCTTTTTAATTCTTTTCTACTTCTTAAAACTCACTATTTGTTACGACTTAGGCAGCGCATTCATAAAGCTGAATTGCTTCTACCAAAGTTACATCTCCGCCGACGCTCTTCAAACCGACGAACTGGACTTTACCATATTTCGCCAGGGAATATTCATCACGTATCATGATGAGCTGCATTCCGTCAACGATGGTATAGCCTCTTTTGAAATCACCGAATGCCATCGGGAATTTACCTGCACCGATGTCATCCATATCAGGCATTAACACATACGGGAAGCCTGCGATGGTGTTGGGAACGACGTTGGCAAGTCCGCCCTGCCAGACGTATTCGCCCAGTCCGCTTTTTAGCTGGCGAATTTTGGAAACGGTCTTGCGGTTTAAAAGCCACACAGGATTGTAGCCAGTTTTTAACTGACCTGTAACATCAAGGATGGTATCGGAATCGATGTTATCAGCTACGCCTGAGTGTGTTGTAGCAGCCTTCAAAGTTGCATTGTTAAGGAAGCCCATCGGCTGTTTGATGCCTGTGCCTGAAACAAATGCTCTGCCTTCGAGTTGGGCAAAAGTCTCGATCAGATCTTGGTTTATTTCCGACTCCATATTGAACACTGAATCGTTCAACTGTTTGTGGGAAATTATGGCGTACGCAGAAAGTTCCTTTGTTAAGATCACGTTCTCGCCGTATGAAGATTCGGATTCTGTTTGCAGTCCGCCTTCACCGACCCATCCGCCAGCCATTGCGGAGGTTCTTTTCGGAAGCTCGATACCGCTGCGTGTGGTCGGGCGTACCCGAGCAACCGTGCGCATGGGAGAGATTTCGGTTATGTTCTTTATTATCTCAAGCAGCATTTCCGTCGGAGCAAGAACTCCTGCCTGTGCGGAATTGTCTGTGCGGAGATATTTCAGTTCATCAACTGAAAGACTCTTTTCACCGATCTTCACAAACTTCTCAAATGCTTTGTAATGCGCCGACTTCTCGTCTTTCCCTGCGGGTGCACGGAAAAGTTTAGCCTGAAGCTGGTCGATTACTTCCTTCTGGGCAAGAGCTGCTTCTTTTTGCTTCTGATATTCAATGGTTGCCTCTTGAGCTTTCGCTTCCATTGTCTGAAGCCGAGCTTCCATCTTCTCGACTTTAGATTTGGATTCAGCGGTCTCAGCTTTCTTTGAGTCAAGCTCAGCCCGAATATCTTTGACGAGTTTTTCCTGCTCGTCGTACAACTTTTTCATGTCTTCTACTGAAGGTGCCATCTTTTTGTCCTCCTTAGTTTATTGGCTAATCATAGCTTTTAAATTGGTCAGCGATTGAGTCAAAGATTTAAAGACTTCAGCATTTCGCTGAACTTCTTCCATCTCTTTTTCATTACGAGACTCTTCTGCGACTGACTTAATCTTGGCTATGATGCCTGTACGTTCTATATTATTGAGTCCTCTTGTTCTCAAGAACTCATTAACATCTTTTACTGTTTCAATTGCGTCTATCATTGCTTGGCTCTTAGCATTGTCATCGTCCCAGGGTGCAACAATTTCAAGCTTGCTATAATACTTTGAGAGATTCATTTTAATACCGTCTATGTCAGTGCTTGGAATGTCAATACCGCTTTTCGTTCCTTGTAAAACACCTGCTGCTGCATAAATCGCTCGGGGTATTGCTAACATTTTACCGTCTACAATATCCGCAATAGGCAATTGATATGCTTCAAAAGATTTCGATTTTGTTTTATCAACCCATAAGAAACCCTTCATGTACATGTCGTTAGGTTCCTTGCAGAAATCTTGTAACCTTTTAATTGCTGCACTTGCGTTCCAAGCTGTTGACTTGTCAGCAAGGTCAAGATTCTGGAAAGATATAACCGACTTCTGGTCTATGCGAGCCTGCTCATTCATGGCTAAAGTAACAGGAGAGATCTCATAAAGCTTGAGTTCTTTCAAGTAACGAACACCGTTTATCAAATCAGAATCCACCGTCGCATAACCGATGGACATGGAGTCTATGGCACCGCATTTAATTAAGGAAGCGATATCCATACAGTGCCTGTTAGCTTTAGGCATTTTAGCTTCTATATATAATCCTTTGGAATCCTCAGAACACTTTATAATAACTCCAATAGGATCTTTTATATCATGCTGATAACAAAGCTTGGGCATACGCTCTTGAAGAGTTTGAGTAAAAGCACCTTGCATAACAACGTCTCCACCAAGGTCAATGTTCCCGAAGACAGAGGCGTAGCCTTTAAAATAAAAATAATCATTGTCCTCGGTAAACGCCTTCTCATCAAACTTCATTACGAATTGCTTTGTTAAAAAATTAAGATCCGCCATGGCACATCCTCCTGTAATTTAAGCTGCTTGCTTTAAAGTATACAATCCTAAATACTGCATCTTCTTTTGATATTCAAAACGTGCTGCTTTGCCTGCTTCCGCAGAAAGATAAAGCGCATCGCAACGACAATTAATTATATTCCAAAGTTCCGCTCCCAGTGAACTATCTCCAGGTCGTAACATCTCTTGAGCACCTACAATAAACGTTTCGTCCAAGCCAACAACCTGACCGTCTGCAAATATATGAGCTATCCTTGTAATTTCATCCAGTGTTGCCTTCCAATATTTCTCAATACCCGAAGGATCTTTTGAATTTAAAACTTGAGCTTCAGTAAGCTTGGAGTGTTCTGCCATGTCTTGAGTTTCAGTTGTTGCAATCCTTGCAGCTTCTCCCGAAGCACCGTCCATCAATTTCTTTTTTACCTTCGCTGCTATTTCAGAAGGAGAAGTCTGCATTCCTGAAGCAGCAGCCTCTACTCTGATAGTGTGTATGTCTGAATCGATATTGTCTTCAAGCGTTGAAAGTATATAACCACTTTGCTTCTTAGAACGTGTATGAATATAATCAATAAGCTTTGAATCTATTAATCTAGCAGCTTCTTCCTGAGAATAAGAAGCAGCCTTTCCACCTTCTCGGATGTTGTCTTTGAAAGTCCAAGCCACTTTACGATAGTGTTGCTTAAGCGTCGAAGTGAAATCATCCTTAAAACTTTCCAATGATATAGCCTGATGTCTACGAGAAACATACAATGTTTCAAAGTCTTTCGCCACATGTTTGATCAACCTCCTGCAATCACTTGCAAGAGACGCCTCAAGCCTAAGCTTTAAAGCTAAGCTTTCTGCATGCTGTCTCTTAATCTGGTTAAGACTTGTTATTAGCATCTACCACCTAACCTTTAAAAAGTGTCCATAAGATTTACAAAGAAACAAAGCCCCTGTTACTGTACCGTAATTGGAGTCTTGTGAGAAACCCCAAATACAAAGTGCTCCCGTCGCAACTCCGAGCCAGAAGTTCTTGTTACTCTCTGCACGTAAAGAGTAAATCTCGAAGGTATTGTGTTGAGGCTCAACAACTTTGAACTGTCTTCCTTCGGAGTCAAAGAAATAACCGTCGCCCGCATGTGCGAGTGCGGGTGTGAACAACAGAGCTGTTAACAAAAAGAACATCCATAACTTTTTCATTTTACAATCCTCTCTTATCCGCCATCTCTAAAATCTCGGCGTCAGAATATATTCTTGCTCCCTTAAAATCCAGCTCGGAAGAAAGTATTGTGATAAACTTTTCTCGTGTGGTCTTCTGTCCTGCGCTTGGAAGTGTGCTGGCAGGTACAGGAGTTGGTGCTCCTACTGGTATTAACATTGCAGGTTGATACAGCACTGCTCCAGCTCCTTCTTCTAAAGGCGCATAGCCTTGCAAACCACGCAACTCATCGATAGTTAAAACTCCTGTATCTTTTTTCTTTTTAATTGCATCATCTCTCCGAGGAGCGAGTGCAGGTATTTCATTTTCGTCGTAGAAAAGTGTGAAGCGAGTGGTATCCATTTTAAATCTTGGATACAGAACTCTCGCCAAGCATTCATACAAATCCTTCGTTAACGGCAGCACCCCATTGTCATATAAAGTTAATTTCGCTTCAGCATAATTGGAATAGGTCATGGTGTCGGACATAACTAAAGGAAGTGGAATATCAAACGCTAA